CGAAATTATGGACGTTGTTAGAGATGACTTTGATATTGACGATCACCAGTACGGCGTCGAAAATATTATTGATAATCATTTTACCTTCGATTTTTACAGCGATAGCATTAACGACATGATACGAGACTATTTAGAGGATTGTACCGTGACAATCGAAAAGCCCTAAACCACGTTGCCACCACTGCCCAACTTGCCCGCCATTGTGCGGGCATTTTTTTATCCGTTGCTTTAATTTATGATTTATCGCATATTGAACGGGCGGCAGCCGCCGCGATTGTTTAGGAGAACAACACCATGATAACCGAAACCTACACCCTGCCCGCTTACTGGGCTTGCGCCCTGATAAACGACGACACTAGCGCAATGGACTATTACGAAGAGAAACCCTTTCAAGAATTTTGCGCTTACATGCTTTCAGAGCATGGTAACAACTGGCCGCTAGATTGCAGTGAAGAAACGCAGTTTATGACGCATCACGACGCCCGCCGGTTTGGTGTTCTGGCTTGCGATGTTTTGGATTACACGTTCGACGTTACACCGCGAGGGCTGACACAATGAAGGATATCATGACATCTGACCAGATCGAAACATATCGTTCAAAGTTTAACCAGATCCCGAAAAACTCTGATTACATCGGAACTTTTGATATGTTTCTGCAATTATGTTATTCGCCTATGATGTGTGACGGCGCAATAGCCCGCGACATGTCCGACACGTTAGGCAATTATCATTTAATTGTTGAGGTGGACGGCTATGCACATTCTTAACCAAGTGACGGCCAGACAAGCCGCGACAGCCACCGCCCCCGATCAAGCTATCGACCTTGCGGATGACTGCAACAACCACCGCGCTATGTTAATCAATTGCTTACAATGGATGGACCATACGGCAATCGCTCTAATGTTAGAGGCGAATGGCTGGGTCACTTATAACGACGACTAACACCACCAACTAGCGCAACGATTATAGCCCGTCAGGTAACACTGAGCGGGCTATTTTTATGCAGTGAAACCCGCCCGCCCTTGCCGCTGGGACGTACCACAAAAGCCACCGGACCGCGATCCGCGACGCATGGCCGGTGGTTTTCCTGCGTCGATCCGGTGTCCAGACGCCCGACGAGAAAGCCGCCGCCGCCGCCGACGTTTCGGGCCTACTGGGCCTCGATCCGGCGACATCAGCCAGATTGCCTACCTATAGGCGAGTGGCAAAAGTGCCTGGGAAAATTCCCATACCCATACAAACAAGGACCGCGATGCGCGGACCGTGCAACCATAGCGCGACTGGGTCCCTTAGCAAATTGAGGCACTTTACCACCATTCCAACTAACATGTTAGCGATCCGGCGACCGCGACCCCCGTGCCGGCCTGCGGTGGCTTGGGCCATGTTTCTGACAAATGATACATAGTTATTTCATATGGAACATAACTGTCCTATAATGACCCAGAAAATCGCATATAGGGTCCCTGAACCGTGAACACAGAAGCTAGTGAAAAGGTACTAAAGTTACAACTTAGGCTTGCACAGTTAGATCAGCAGGAGGCTAGTAGAAATAATTTTTTACCATTTGTAAAAGACATGTGGCCTGAATTTATTGCTGGCAGGCACCATAAGATTATTGCTGATAAGTTAGAGCGCGTTGCGAGTGGCGAGTTAAAGCGTTTGATTATCAACATGGCTCCGCGGCACACGAAGTCTGAGTTTGCATCATTTTTATTTCCTGCTTGGATGATGGGCAAGAATCCTAGAATGAAGATCATTCAGGCGACACACACGACGGAGTTGGCTGTAAACTTTGGTAGGAAGACAAAGAACTTATTAGATACGGACGAGTATAAGTCTGTTTTTCCTGACGTAAAGTTAGCGGCTGATTCCAAGGCCAGCGGACGGTGGGACACGAGTGCTGGTGGTATGTATTACGCTGTTGGTGTTGGTTCGAATTTAGCGGGTCGTGGCGGTGATTTAATTATTATTGACGACCCTCATTCGGAGCAGACGGCTATGAGTGCGAATGGTTTTGCGGATGCGTGGGATTGGTATACTGGGGGTCCCCGGCAGCGATTACAGCCGGGTGGCAGCATAGTTTTGGTACAGACGCGTTGGTCTGAGAAGGACATGACGGGTCAGTTGGTACGTGCGATGGCTAAGGACCCTTTGGCGGATCAGTGGGAGATTGTTGAGTTACCTGCGATATTTGAGGATGGTAAGCCTTGTTGGCCGGAGTATTGGTCGCTTGGTGATTTAACCGCGGTCAAGGCATCTATTCCACCTATGAAGTGGAATGCGCAGTATCAGCAGAATCCTACTGGCGAGGAGAATGCGATTGTGCCGCGGGAATGGTGGAAGCGTTGGGAAAGTGAGCGGGTCCCTAACTTGCAGTATGTGATACAGAGCTATGACACGGCGTTTAGTAAGCGGGAGAGTGCTGATTACAGTGCTATTACGACATGGGGTGTGTTTTATCCCGAGGAAGATGGTGGGTCCCCTGCGTTAATTTTGTTAGACAGTAAGAAGGGTCGCTGGGATTTTCCTGAATTAAAGCGCGTTGCGTTTGAGGAATACAAGTTTTGGGAGCCTGATACCGTTATAGTTGAGGCGAAAGCTAGTGGGACTCCTTTGACGCAGGAAATGCGTCAGGTTGGCATTCCGGTAGTGAATTTCACACCGAGCCGTGGTAATGACAAGATAACGCGTTTACATTCTGTGTCTCCATTGTTTGAGGCTGGCATGGTATATGCGCCTGACAAGGTGTGGGCGGATGAGTTAATAGAGGAGATGGCGGCATTTCCCAACGGCGAGTTTGACGATTTAGTAGACAGTGCAACACAGGCTTTGATGCGTTATCGTCAGGGTAACTTTGTTCAGTTACCAACAGATGATTGGCAAGAAGAGGAAACATCTGCTAGGGTGCGGGTATATTATTGACGGAGACGGTAATGGCTATTGGCGGATTAATGGATACGAACGTTCCGAGTCAGTTGGACGAGGCTGATTTATTGGCGGAATTGGAGATAGAGATACCTGATTCCGGTCAGGACATGTCTTTGTTTGCCATTGACGAAGACGGGCCTGAGATAGAGATTATTGAGGATGACGACGGCAGCGTTGTTGTAGATTTTGATCCGACGGACCAGCGCGGTGTTGACGATGATTTTTACGGCAACTTAGCGGAGGAGATGCCTGACCGTGAATTAAACCGGATTGCCAGTGATTTGTTGGGCGCGTTTGATTCTAACAAGGCTGGGCGTCAGGAATGGGAAGACGCGTACACAGACGGGTTGGATTTGTTAGGGTTTAACTACGAGGAGCGGACACAACCGTTTCGTGGAGCCTCTGGTGTGACTCATCCGTTATTGGCGGAAGCGGCCACGCAGTTTCAAGCGCAAGCGTTTAACGAGCTTTTGCCAGCCAGCGGTCCGGTTAAAACGCACGTTATGGGCAAAGAGACCCGTGAGAAGCAGGATCAGGCCAAGCGCGTCCGTCAGTATATGAATTACTACCTTATGAACGTGATGGAAGATTACACGCCTGACATGGATCAGATGTTGTTTTATTTACCGTTAGCGGGCAGTACGTTTAAGAAAACGTACTTTGACGAGACGTTAGGCCGTGCGGTAAGTAAGTTTGTTCCAGCGCAGAACTTGGTTGTTCCTTATGACACGTCTGATTTGGACACTTGTCCGAACATCAGTCAGGTTGTGCGGATGGATTTAAACGATCTACGCAAGAAGCAGCTTGCTGGTATTTACATTGACGTTGATGTTATTCCTGCGCAGGGCGAACTTAGTGAGGTTGATTCCGAGATTAACCGGATTGACGGCGTAGAGCCCGGTCAAATTGATTACGACTGTACATTGTTGGAGTGCCACGTTGATTTAGACCTTGACGGTTATGAGGACATGGACAGTGACGGGGAGCCTACGGGCATTAAGATACCGTACATTGTGACCATTTCTCAGGACAACAGTGAGGTATTGTCTATTCGCCGTAACTTCCTTGAGGACGATCCTGTTAAGAAGAAGATTGCGTATTTCACGCACTTTAAGTTCTTGCCGGGATTTGGGTTCTACGGCTTGGGCTTGATCCACACCATTGGCGGTTTATCGCGGACAGCGACCAGCGCCCTTCGGCAGTTGATTGACGCGGGTACATTGTCGAACCTTCCCGCTGGTTTCAAGGCCCGCGGTTTACGGATCAGGGACGACGACGAGCCCTTACAGCCGGG